GTGCCGCACCGATAGCGAGGAACGCCACAGATACGACCGTGGTAATAATGGCAATTGTGTTTTTCACTTCGTCACTGAGTCCGTTCCAATTCAAAAGAGCATTGGAACCTAATGTGAGCGCACCGGCAGCTAACAACCCAATACCTAACGGAATGTTAATGCCAGTAAACGCTAACACCGCACCGAGAGCCAAGAGTGCGCCACCCACGATAAGACCTAATGCGGTTAAAACCTTCTGCAAGGGGGTTTCCATAGCTTTCCAGTCAACCATTTTTGTGCTTGCGAAAATTCCAGCACCTGCTACCATGAGAGCAATACCCATAGGAATATCGGCTCCCGTGAATGTCATGATTGCACCGATTGCGAATAGAAAACCGCTTAATACAGTCATCAGTCCGTCCAGCGCAGTTGCCAATGGGTCTTCGGCAGCATGGAAATTAACAGCAGCTGCACCGGCTACATTGACTGCACCGGCTACCATAAGGGCAATACCGAGAGGGATGTGTCCAGATAAAAGCATGATGACGCCCAACCCGAAGAAGAATCCAGCAAGTAAAGACATGATCGAACTCAAAGTTTCAGCTAATTGGGAACTCATGCCATCCCAACTGGCAGCGATAGACCCAATTTCAAGACCGATACCCGTAGCCATCAACCCTAAGCCGAGGGGAATATTTGCACCAGTCAAAACCATAATCATGCCGAGAGTGAACAATGCTCCACCAAGAACGACACCGACTGCGGCAAGACTGTCTTCAATCATCTTCTTGATTTCACCAATGCGGGTCTGCATAGCGTCATCAAGGAAATTGTAGGTGGGCAAATAGAAATCAAATCCACCTGCGCCACCAGCACCCGCCCCGGAACCGCTTCCCGTGTTGGGGGCAAAGACATTCAGCTCGTCAAAGCCTGCGGTGTACTGTTTCAGCTTCTTGGTAGCACCGGCAGCGTCATCGAGATTATCAGCCAAAGACCCAGCGCCGACAGCAGCGCTATTCACTCCTGAATAGTCCACCTCCGTCAACTTGAAATCCGCAAGGTTGGCAAGGGCATTGGCGATTTCTCGAATGACCTGAACAACAGCGATTGCATAGGGAAGAATTGCGTTCAGTGCGGGAATGAAGATGTTACCGATAGCTCGTGCGGCCTGTGTAAGCTGTGCCTGCAAGATACGAAGCTGGTTTGCAGGAGCTTCCAGCGTTCTCGCCATATCACCCTGAACGGTTGTCACCTGAGTCATAATGGCGTAGTATCTCAGCTCGGCCTTTTCTGCCTGCGTCATGTTGGCAACGCTTTCCTTGATACCAAGGTTCAAAGCAGTCTGCTCCAACCGTGCCTGCGACAAATCGTAGCCCAAGCGCCGCAGAGGTTCCAACTCACCGGAAATACCGGACTGTAACTTCTGCATAGCGTCTTCAATGGAAATATTGAAGAAGGAAGAAATATCGTAGCCGAGCTGTGTCAGGTTTTGGCTCATGAGCTGCGCTCGTTCAGCCGTGTCACCGAAGCCGGTTAGCAGCGTGTTGAAAACGCCCTGATTGCGGAGCCACTGTGCCGGGTCGATACCCATAACATCGGACACCTTTTCAGCGTAGTTTTGAGCTTCGGCGGCATACTGACCCAAGGCGACCGTGAACAGGTTCAAGTCTTCTTGGTACTTGTTGGACTCCGTAACCGCCTGTGCGATGAAATGACCGATTTTGCGGAAAGTGATTGCAACAGCGGCGACATTCAACGCTTTCAATCCGCTCGTGAACTTCCCGGTCGTGGTGGTTGCTTTACGGGCAGAAGCGTTGTATTTCTCCGTGCTGGTAATCAGCTTTTGGATTTTGGACGGGAACGCCGAGAAGCCGTTGGACACCTTCTGCATTTCATCGGCAAAAGGCTTCATGGCGGCGGCAAGGGCGGTCATCTGCTGTGTGAACTTGTCAATGTCCGCCGCTTCCAAATCTTCGATCACCTTCGGCAGCTTGGAAAGCTGATTGATAAAGGTGGTCATATTAGCCTTACCCAACTCGGAGAGAGGGCGTAAGCCGTTGGCAAGGGAAGTCAGCTTGTCGCCGTCCGTCCATTTCAGGCCAGCGAGAGCGGTGTTGATTGCCGTGAGCTGGTTGGCGATGGAGGAAGAAATCTTCACATTCCCAACCTGACTCAGAGCGGTCAGCGCATTGGTAAGCCGAGTGATCTTCTGCGAAGCGTCACCGCTGTTCAAGCCTTTCAGAGAATTGGAAAGCTCCCGAATACCCTGAGCGGTCTTGCTCAGACCCGTTGCGCCGCCGTTGGTAGCGGTTTTCAAACGATTGAGCGTGTTAATCAGGTTTTGAAGTCCTGTGACCGCCTGCGTACTGTCATTGACGATCTGAAACTCCAACCCCTGAATTTCCACATTGTCAGCCACTTACGCCACCACCTTTCTCTTGAAATTTCTTATTGACCGATACCATAAAGGCTTCCATGTATGCCTTGGCTTGGTCATCGTGTTTTTCTTGAAGCTGCTTCTGCTGTTTCTTGTCCTGCCGACTGAACAGTTCATAGGGGCTTTCCCGATACGGCGTGGGCTTGGTTCCCTTCTTGGCGAAAGCACGAAGAACCGGGGCAGCGTCAATAAGAGCTTCGTAAAAATAAGCTCCTTGAAGCCAAGCGTCTTGATTTCTCAGGTCTTGCCTGATTTGCGCCGCCTTTCGGTAATACTTCACCAATTCGCAATCCTGTTCCCAAAACTGCTCATAGGTCATGCCGATGGAAAGATAGTAAGGGAAAACCTCATAAAACTTTGGCGTGTAAGCGAGAAGGGGAGCGGGGCGATGGTCGCCGCCGCCCCCCTCACTTCTGGAAGATCGGTCGCTTACCAGCCGGTCTTCCAGCTCAGGTTTCCCTCGTTGCCCTCCTGCTCAGGCTCGTCCAGCAGACTCAGCAGGGGGTCGTTATACATCTCTACCAGAGCGGCAATCAGCTCGTCCTTGTGGTTCATACGAGCGTAAATGCTGTCGATCACATCACGCTTTACGAACCGATGATGGGCGAGGAACGCACCAGCAAACAGAGCCGGAAGCAGGGTCATAGGCTTGCGCTCCACATCGGCAGCAACAAAGCCGTTCTTCTCCATCGCTTCAACGGTCTTGCGGGTGTATTCCAGCGTGTAGGTCACACCGGTAGTAGGGTCATTGATCGTCAACTGCTTTGCCATGATAAATCCTCCTTATCAATACGGCGATTATTGGTGTCTTAGGTTGCGGAGAAAGCGATGGGGGTGGAAGGAGCGATGGTGATGTTCATGTTCACCACTTCGTTCACGCCGCCGCCCACGGGATACACGGACAGCTCACCGTCAAAGCTGAACTTGCCGTTAGAGCCATCGGGAGTAACAGTGCCATCGCTCTCGGTGCCGCCAAACCAGACCGCATAGCTGACCTTCTTGCCTTCCAAAGCCTTGAGGGTCTGGAAATCAGCCAGCGTGTAGTTGGCGGTGAAGGACAGACCATCGAGGGACTGGATACCGGCGATGTAGGTCTGCATATTGTCGCTCAGGGTGGTGGTTTCCAGCATTTCGGGTTCGCCGCCGAGGTCAGGAAACTCCTTAATGTCGATCAGCTTGCTCCACTGTTCACCAGTGTCGGCTTTCTTCATCAGAAAAACCTTGTAGGTGGAAATAGCCATTTCATTTACCTCCTATAAAGAGTGGTTCCGTCCGTTTCAGCCTTGTATCGGGCAACCAGACGGTAGATTGTTGCGTTCTCCAAATTGGGAACCGGGGACAGAGAAGTACGCCGGAAATTCTTGGCGTACATGAGATCGTCCACAAACCTCATGATTTTTCGGCAAACGGATTTCTTACCGCCTGCCTTGTCGGAGTAGACATTCACCTCGTACATCAGCGTGGCGAACCTCTCCGTATCGCCGCTGTCCATGTGAGCTTCCGTGGTGTAGTTATCCTGTTCCACCAAGCTCACATAAGGGAAACGGGTAGGGGCATTGACATACTCGCCGCTGACCAAGATACCGGGAAACTGCGCTCTCAGGGCTTCCGCAATCGGCGTGTAGATTTGACTCTCCACATCAATCATGAAAACACCTCCTTCGCAATTCGGGTAAGCTGGAACTGCAATTCCTTCTTTGTTTCATACATCGGCATATTGGCGGGGTTGCCGTGGGTGATGACCACGAACCCGCCGTTTTTCTTCTCTTTCAGCACTCCGTTCGTGCCGGGTTCGCCGTAATAACCCCAAGAGTGCTGCTTGCCGTGACCTTGACCGTACTCGCCACGCTTCATATTGCGATCTCTGGCTTCCGGGTGGTTATCGGGATAGGTCACGCCTGTGCCGAACTCGATAAATAAAACCGCTTTACCGACTGCCACAATCGCCCTTGCATTTTCACCTCGATATTCCGCAGATACAACAACATCATTTGTGCCATCATAGGCTGCGTCATCGAAACACGCAGAAGCAATTCCAACCCCCATCGCAACTAAGCGTTCAAGAAAAACCGTTGTACGATTTCGAAGCCAAGTTTTACGATTTTCAGCTTCCCGTATCAGCCGCTCAATCCCTCTCCCGGAGAGCGGAACATTGATCGTCTGACTCACGATACCGTCACCTTACTGACCGCATAGGAAATGGAATTGAGGGACTTGGCGACCCGCTTGACCATGTAATCGTAGAGCGGTTTCCCGTCCTCGTCATACTGCGGCTCCTTGTCGATGAACAGCACGGTATTCTCGTCAATGGGGCAACTCAGGTCATCGGTGACGATCACCTTGTCGTACCCTGCGAAATTACCGAACTGCTCCACCTGAGCGGAGCCGGTCGCCGCCGAGATATTGGCGTTCATCGCCACGGCAGGCTTGTAAACTACCAGTTCCTCGCCGGTTTCGTTGCCGTACTCGTCCTTGGCGGGAACCTTGCTGTCATACAGCAGATACCAGAAGGGCGATTTGTTGCGGTTCAGCGTCCTCATGCACTCAACCTCCCATTACAGCGGCAAAGGGAACAATGTCCCTCAGCAACGTAGGCGGTACATCGCCGTCTTCATAGGAGCGGGAGATACCGTTCTCGCTGTGAGCGGTCTGCCCTTCGGCTCCCCGCTTGTTCAGCAGATACACGGCGATCTCCACCTGAATGTGAGCGTACTGGTCAGGAACAGCGGTCACGGTGGGGTCGAAGGGGTATGCCTTGCGGCACACCTTGTTTCCGGCGATAGAAAGGTAGGTGGAAAGCGTGTCCTCGTCTGTCTCGCCGGTCATGGCTTTCACCATTTTCAACTTCTCAGCGTCCGTCATGCTTTCCACCTTTCCTTTCTAAAATCTCTGTTTTACTCCTGCGCCACTCTTAGCCGCCAGCAACGGCCTTAGTGTTCACGGGGTTGTTTGCGTCATTGGCGATGAAGACGCTGCGGCTGTAAGTGGGAGCGGTAAACTCGGTAGAGATACCGGTAAACTTACCGTGGAACCACTCAGGGCCGTGGTCAAGGCCGATCTGACCAAAGAGCTGATACTTCTCACCTGCGCCGACCTTTGCCAGCGGCTCAAGGAAGAAGTTGCCCTTACCGGGGACAGGCTGATAAACGGGAGCCAGAACGCTCAGGTTCAGCAGCAGGGCAGTACCGGCAGGCAGGTACTCGCCAAGATACAGGTAGACAATGCCGATGGGCGTGACCACGCTGGACAGGGAGATACCGTTGATGTTACGGGCAGCGGGAACCACGGTCAGACCGTTCTGAACAGCGTCAGCGTTGATCTGGAACATGGTCACAGCGTCACACCACAGGCACAGGCCATCGGTGGGAGCGTGAGCGCCGTAAATCTTCTTCACCATGTCGGCAATATCCCACAGGCCGAGGGGCTTGGAAGCCATCGCCGTAGTGTTGGAATTGATTGCGGGAACCAGACCACGGGTCTTGTTGATCTTGGTGTCATCAGTGGCCTTGTTGTAGACACCGTTAATGAAGGTGTACTCAATGTCGGCATTGACCTTCATCATCTTGGCGGCAACCTGAAAGTCCAGCTCATTCATGGGGTTGGCCTGCTGACCCGCCACATTGATACCGCTCAGAGTACCCATGTTAGACATCTTCCCGTAGGAAATGCCCACAGACTCCTGAAAGATCTGAGTCACATTGGTCTTCTGCGCACGGGTCACAACGGTAGCGTCAGGGGCGGTCAGAGAAGCACTCTCGCTGATAGCAGGCTGAGCGCCGCCGCCAGAGGTGAACTCCTGACCGGTCGGGAACTCAACATGGTTCGTGATTTTGGCACGACCGCCGATGATAGAACTCAGAGGGGTGCGGGTGTTGCCCTTGTTAAAGAGCATACCGGAGTAATTGAGTACCCCGAAACTCATAGCAAACTGATCTGCCATAGTAAAAACTCTCCTTTACTCTTTTTTCGCCTGCGCTTCCGCTTCGGCTTGCAGGCGGGTGTAGTAAGCAACGGCGGCAAAATCACCGTTTGTCCGTGCTTCCTCGATTTTCTTGGCGTAATCCATCTCGCCAGTACCGCCACCGGCACCGGGAGTGGGCTTGGGGGTCTTTTTCAGAGCGTCAGCCTTGACCTGTTTTGCATACTCGTCAAGGAACTTCTGCTGGTTGGCAAACACCTTGGCAGAGTCACCATCAGCCATCGCCTTTGCGGTATCCTCAGCAAGAACCTCGTCATAGCCCTGAGCAATGAACTTGGCCTTAAACTCGGAAACACGCTTGGCTTCCCGCAGCTCGGAAAGCTCCTTCTCCATGTTGGCGAACTTTTCCTCCTGCTCCTGCTTCTTCTTCTCGTCCTCACCCAACAGAGCGTTGTGCTTACGCTTCCACTCAGCGGCTTCGGAGTTGGCCTTGGAAACAGCGGCTTTCTGCTTTTCCAGCTCGGCGGCGTTGTCCTCGTACTCGAACGCTTCCAGAGCTTTCAGCTTGTCTTCCGCAGACATTTCCGCATAGCCCGTGATTTTGCTGGTGTCGATCTTTGCCATAATGATTACCTCCTGCGTTTAACAAGGCTGTTCACTCAGCACTATTTTCTGTTTTTACGGGTTGTCTCCCGTTTGCGATTAAGGTCTTCCCTGACCATTCAACGCCTTACGGCGGTCAAATTATTGTCTTCGCCTTTCTCATATCTCCGAAAAGACTGAGCTTTCACGGACTGTCCGAAAACTCCGAGGGCATTGGAAGGAAAAATAAAGGGGCTACCAATACCTTTTCGGTATCAGTAGCCCGTAATGGCTGTTCCTATCACCTATGCGATAGGCTGTTCATATTTCTTTTTGCTGCTGACCGCCCAAACAACCACTTTCTCGTGTCGCTCGGCAATCTCAACGGTCTTTCCCGTAGTCAAGATTTCCTCAATCTTCCTGACCGCTTCCGGGGTCAGGCGGATTTCCTTTTCCATCAGGATTAACCTCCTTCTGTTTGGTTGCGAGTTCAGCGGCCTTTTTCTCCTGTTCCTCAGCGTAATCCATGCTCATACGGTACGCAAGCTGCGGGTCAGAGAACAAACCACAATGGGTAAAGGCCAGAACCGGGGCGATCTTCGGATTGGCAAGCATAGCAGTCAACACATTTGCCTTTTCCGTGATATTCTCGTAATTTCTGCGGGTAAAGCGGATTTCCAGACCGCTGAGTTTCAGCGTTAGGTCGCTCAGGTCACGGCAGATACGCAGAACCAGCTTCAAGAAATCCTTCTCAGACTGCTTGAACATTAGCTCGGAGTCCTTGGCTCTGGCTTCCGCCGCCGACCAGCCATCACGCATGATGACCGCAGAGCCGGTATCGCTGGTGGAAGAACCACCGTTGCGGTTCGGCATACCACAGATCGTCAGGACGGTGTTATACATACTGTCCACGAGGGTCTGTGTCTGTGTCTGGTTCATTTCTGAGGTCAGATACTCGATCTCGGCCTTGAACTGCGGGTCAATGTCCTTGTACTTGATAGCGCCCTCGTCACGAAGCTGGCGGAAATCTTCGGTGTTAATATCAACATTGTGGAACAGCATGAGCGCCTGTACGAACTGCTCCACACCGTCAAGGCGGTTGCTCTCCACGGTATTGATAGCGTCCAGCAGGGGGAGGACGATCTCAAAAGCACCCAGCCGAGCCTTATTTGCCGGGTACTCGATGATAGGAATACCCAAAATCTGAGGTTCGCTCCGAATGATCGCCCAAGTATTCTCCACCTCGTAGTAGTGGTCACGGGTGTAGCAACTGAAAATCAGGTTTCCGTTCTCGTCCTTCACATACTTCACGCCCATCATGGCAGGGTTGCCGAGGGCGGTGGAGTAGACCACAAAAGCAAAACGGGGGTCAAGGGTGAAAATCTCGAAGGGGGCTTCGTCTTCCTCTGCATCAGCTTCCCCATCGGGAAGCACCATGCGATAGGAAGTGCCGCCAATGTGCGACCAGTCCGCCAGTTCCTTGTCCTTGGCAGGCTTATCCTCACTGAGAACATAATCGTTCAAGCGGCTGACCTCAGCGGAAATGCTCTCGTCATCGCTTCGGCTCACATACTGAACGGGTTCCCCCATCAGATAGCCGACCTTGAAGGACACGATCTCATTGGCTCGGTTCTCAACGACTTTGTTGCAGATTTCAGGCCGTACTTCCTTCTCCCGGTAAAGCACAGGCTGATCTCCACGATAGTACCGATAGAGATAGTCAATGTCGGCGCTGTTTTGCAGATGGACGAACAAAGCCTTTTGCAGAACATCAATGATGTTCCCGGCATTGATTTCGGCAACATCGGTATAGATCACATGGCGACCAAACAACGCTCTCGCACCCACTTACAGCACCTCCTTCCCTCTACCTATTATCTCTCTTATCATTGTACCAAACTCTCCAATGGTTGTCAATACTAACCTTTTATCATACCATTCGCCACAGCATTTGTCAAAAAAAAGAACATCTCACATCTCTAAAGCAACTTCGGGAGTAGCGCCCCTCCGAATACGGCTATACACGGTAGAGTAATTCAATTTACGGATTTCGCACCATTCAACAAGCGTGTGGGTTTCACCATTGATCTGAATATTCCGATTACTGGTACGATTTCTCGCCTGCCGCTTTAGAGGTATCCATGTGCAATTCTCTGGGCAATAATCACCGTTTACATCTTCTCGTTCGAGAGTGAGCGTGTCCGCATAACCAGTAGACAGCGCCCAGTCTCGAAATGGTTCAAACTGTTCCCATTCCGAGCATACTGCAATTCCTCTGCCGCCATAGCGGGGATAGTTTTCGGCATGAGGGTTATTACATCTTTTCTTCATACTGCACCAAATCTCATAGAGCCGAGTACCTGCCCCGCCATGTTTGTAGTGCATTTCATGAAAAGTAACGCTCTTGCCACAACGACACGCCTTTTGTCTACCAGTTATCATTTGTTGCGGGTACACAATCGTGGTATTTCCGCAGTCACAATGACATTCCCACAAATACCGCTTATTCTTGAAAACAATACCCGTAACGGTCAACTTATTTTGCTGATAGCCTATCCATTTGGGGTCATTTGCCTTGATATTGCTCATACTATCACCTCGATAACAGTATATCATGCTTTGAGAACAATAGCAAGGTTATTCTCAATAAGGCCGTTTGAAAACTTCGACCTTCGAGCCGACCAGCATACGCAGCTCATTTTCAGCCAGACTTAACACATCGGGTGCGTCATCGTGTGGGACTTTACCAGAACGAGTGTAAGTTGTAACCTCTTTCATGAAGTTCCAGTATTGACTTCCACGCTTGTAGGTAGACTGGTCTTTGAAATAAAACCGCTTCTTGATACCGTCAGACGCAAACTCAATACGAGTCTGTTTATTGGAGATTGTTCTTTTAGTACGGACAGATACCGAGCCGCCGAGGGACTTCACAAGAGCATCCACATCACGGCTATAATAGGCACCGGCATTGTTACTTTCAAAAACCGCTGTGCTGACTTTATGCTCCACCAGCTTCTTCGCACATTGGGGCTTCGTCACATCAGCAGGGGAGTCATCAAAAACAACATCGTCCACGAACACATCTTCCCCGTACAGCTTCAAAATAACCATCGCCGTGCTGTCGCTGCCGCTCTCAGCGGTGTCGCATACGGCAATCACGGTGTCGGGGTCTTTGTCGGAGGGCAGCTCGAAGAAGTAGTTCAGCTCGTCCTTGTTGAACAGTAGACCCTTCGCTTCAAAGGGCTGTTGCTGGAACTCACTCTCAAACTGCTCTGCGCTCAGAAGTTCCCGCTGCTCCCGGAAATAAGCCGTGGTGAAAACCTTCTTGCCCTCCCGTTCATATTCATAATTACTCTCGTCCGTCACGAGATCGAGTGCGGGTATCTCAATCGCTCTCCAAGCCCAGCCTTCCCGCTGTGCGTGTTCCTGCACACGACCGATGGGGTCATACAGGGAATAGCGAGTGCCGGTGAAAACCATCGGCGTACCTTCAATGGCACGACCCATAATATCGCCGGAGATCACTTCCCACTTGTCATCAAGCCGCTGGCGGTTTTTGGCTTCCTCACGACCTTCCACACAGTCATCAAGGTAGAGGACATTGGTGGCTTCGGACAAGCCCACCTGTCGAGCGTCAATAGAACGACACATGATGGTTGGGAAACGGGACTTGCTTTTCAAATTTATCGTTTTTGAGTCAGCGTTGGTCTGTATCAGCCGTGCGTCCGGGAATACATCGTAGAACAGATACTCGTTAGGGACTGTCAGGTATTCCAGACAACCATTGTAGAAGCTTTTTACAAGGTCATCGCCTGTCCCTTCCATCAGGGTCGAGCGGTCAGGGAACTTCCCAGAGATCATATTCACAAAATTGATACCCGTTTGAGACTTACCCGCTCGCTTTGGCATGGAGATCGTCAAAAGGCGCAGTTTCCCGTCCAGAACATCTTGAAACCCCTGCACCATCGGCCTGAGATAGTGCTTCCGGGGGGCATAGAACCGCTTTTCCGGCTTGCGGTCGAGTTCAATGTAGGTCATGAAGGAGTCAAAATCATGGGGTGCTTCAAAGAGAAGACACCGCCGCCACTGTTCATAGAACTTCGCCCCACCACCACGGACTACCTGATCGGCGGAGAGTGCCAGCAGCTCCTTGTTTACCTCATGTGCCGCCGAGAAATCCTCGGTTTCCCACTCCCGACACAGAGAAAAAAGGTCACTGTACGCCCCGTTATCTCCCGGTCGGCGGTCGATCACGGCTCGAATGGAGCCGGAGAGTTTTTCATAATTCATGTGCATTTCCTTTCCAACAAAAAAACGAGCTACCCGTGTATTTCTACACAGATAGCCCGTAGTGGCTGTCACTCCTGCCCTTGCAGAAGCCGATTATAGAATTTTCGGTATCACAAACGCCAGAACCAGAAGAATCAAGCAAATTGTCACGAAATACCCGATGATATTGAGAAAAAATTTCATTCTACAACCAACTCACATTCCGACCAATTCCCGGCATTAAGACACTTACCTTCAAAAGTGATAGTATCTCCAACTTTGACTGTCTTTAGATTTTCCTCTTGCTCTTTCTCGAACTCTGCGTAGAAGAAAACGATAGTGTTACCGACCCGTTTCTCTAAAGTTAGTGTTGCACCGCCTGTTAGATTGAACAACCCGTTATTGGTCATTCCGTTAATTTTCGCCGTCACTCGATAACGGTTATGCTGGTATAAATCATCTGCTACCAGCTCGTTTTCCTTATAGGCATGGTAAATTTCATCAAAAGTAGCAGTACCAACTGCCGAGGTTTCCTCGGAAGTCTGAGGTTCAGACTCAGTAGGGGAAGGCTCTATTGGGGGTAACATCAAAATGGCAACGCAAGAAAAAATAGTTATCGCAATAATGATACCGCACAGGAGATAAACCACTCTCTTTTTCTGAGGACTAATTTCTTTCTTCACGATCAACCAGCCTTTCTTACTCGATCATACCATGTAGACCGACTAATACCGAGTTCCCGGCAACAGTCCGCTACGGTAATGATACCGTCTTTTTGTTTTTGAGCGAGTTTTTCAAACTGCTCGTTGTCAATTTCTTTTGATTTGCGACCTTCCCGCCAATCGGAGTCATGTTCACGCTTCATGGCCTTACCCATGCTGGTTCTTTCAACGATCATATCTCGCTCGTACTCGGCAAACGCAAGCATGACTGTGACCATGACTTTTCCCATCGGGGTATTGTCCGCAACGCCCATGTTGAGAATGTTGACCTTGATACCTCGTTCCACCAAGTCACGAACCAACATAGCTCCTTCGGGAGCAGTACGGGCAAAGCGGTCGAGCTTGCACACCACTAATTCATCACCGGGTTTCAGCTTAGAGAGGACTTCATTGAACTTCGGCCTGTCGATCTTCGTGCCAGTGTAGGTGTCCAGTAGAATATTCTCTTGGGCGATACCCTGAGCCAGCAGCCTTTCAAGTTGGTCTTCAAGCGACATACCATAGAGCCGTTGTCCTTTAGAACTGACTCGACCATATCCCCATCTCATAACTCTTTCTCCCCGTCCAAAACATACCCGTCATCACCGTCAAGAGGTTCAATGACGATTTGAGCGTCCAAAGCCTCCAACCAGCGAATGAGTGTGCCAACTTGCATGGTCATTCCACTATTACGGGAAAGAGGACGAGCGACACTCCCTTGATTGGTATAGCCTATTTTATTGGCTAAGTCATCTTGGGTCAATCCCTGCTTCGTAGACAGCAGATAGACGATTTCTTTTACTGTCATGTCGTTCTCCTTTCCATAATAGCTTACGAGCTATTGAGTTATATAACTTTCTCTTAGTACGCGCATATATAGAGAGTTTATACACTCTAATAGCTTACAAGCTATAATCTACTTTCCGAGCCTTAAAAGCGGTGTACCATTTCTCGTATTTCTTGGTTTCCTTGTTGAGAAGGGTGAAGTTGCCATTGCAAATAACATCGAGTCTGCTCTTATACTCACCGAGAGGGAGTTCAGCTCTCTGTTTCCACAATTCTCTAAGCTGTGCGTCTTGAGCAAGCTGTTCCAGAGCTTTCTTAGACTTTAAGTCAACGGCTGCTTCTCGAAGGAAGGTCGGGTTCTCGCTCTGGCGCTTCACAAGAAGGTCGATAAGCTCCTGATCGGGAAGAACGGAACAGAAACCCTGTTTGCGAATAGAGGGAAGCACCTCATGAGTGACCCAATGTTTGAACTTTTTAGCTTCTTCGGTATGGCTTGACAGAATGAGAGAATAGACACCGTATTCGCTAATGATGGTAACATTCTGTATTCCTCCGGGGGTGACCAATTCGGTCACCCATCGATCTTCCTCATCGACATATTTGCGGATAGCTCTTTCGGGATTTGCGTGACCGAGAATAGTGGCTACATCTTTGGCGACAAACCAAATAACTTCTCCTTCACTAAGGGTTCTGACCTGTGATTCGTTGAATGTGAAATTGATAGATAGAGTATTATTCATCTCGAACTCCTTTCTTAGTCCAAATCAAATTGATTTGAACTGGTTTTCCACTTGGGGTCTCAAACTGAGACTACCTCAATCATACGAAATCGTCCACTGGTTCTTGTTTTTCTGCGGGGAAGTGCTTTTGACCACAACCTCATAACCCATAGCAGAGAGCATTTTTACGAAGGTATCTACCCTCATGCTGTTTCCGGTCAGGCGGCTACTAACTGCGGATTGTGTTTTGTAGCCAACTGCTTCGGCAAGCTGGGTCTGGTTCCAACCGAGGGTTTTCATGGCAGCGGTGACAATCTCTTTTTCGTTCATGGAATTACCTCCTTGTTATTGTGTTATTATTGTATCATGTTTTGAGAATAATGTCAAGCCCTAAAATTGCCTTTTTAATTTTTTGCGGATTTTTCAGAAGTGCCTATCGAAAAAGTGCCTTTTGTTTGCGAGTCGCCATTTACCCCTTACCCCGACCTGATCGCTGCGCCTATATCCCCCGCCCCCGTTACCCATTCACGCCGCCCAGATCAGGCCGGAAAAGCGCAAAAAAACAGGGCAGCTATACACCGCCCTAACACCCTATACCATAACATCGCTATAAACCCCATTAGAACGCCATGCACGGCGTTTAATATAGGCGGTAGTATCAACATACCGCCCAACAACAAAAGCTTATAGAACGCCCTTAAAACGCTTTTACGGGTAAAGCATAAAAACAACCGCCCCGGAATAGCTCCGGGGCGGCGTTTCATTTATTCAATTTCAATATTTCAATCAGGATTTGCACTGGCAGCAGGAGAATTAACAATACAATATACACGCTTCCACCGCCTTTATATTTCCATTCTTGCAAATTCCTTCATCTCTGCGGCGAGGTCTTCCGGGCTATTTGCCCATCTGCTGACCCATTCCGGGAAATGGTGAGAAAGATAGCTTTCGAGGTTGTCGAGGTTGTCCGGCTTGGTGGCTATGAGCTTTATAGCCCCTACAAAATCTGCCGCCGCTTTCGTTACTCTCTCAGGCGCATAAAGCACTTTGCAGGACTTTTTACCGGAATAAACAAATTCCCGATCTTTTCCGGCGTGTTCGCAACGGCTCACGCAATTCTTACAATTATCACGCTTAATCATAATATAATCCCCCTTAAAACAAAATAAACAGATTAGAGCAACGCCCAATAATAGCATATAACTGCCCGGTTTCGGTATCTTCGACCAATCCGCCATTGATACCATAAACGCCTGTAGAATAGCCCACTTTTTCGAGCCTGCGGAGCGTGTAAATATATTCGCTCGGCTTATTGGTGTAATCCTCAGCCACTCCGAGCCGCACAAGCTCCCGCAGCTCTTTTAATTTATACTTTCTCATGCTTTCCGCTCTCCCTTCTGTAATTCTCTGTAAATCAGGCTTGTTAAAAGCTGTTCGGCCTGCTGTTCGGTGTACCGGGCTTTTTCCTGCTCTGTTTCTTCGAGGATTGCGCCGAGGTCATCAACCGCCGAACGATTGTAAAAATACAAGGTATCGAGGACAGACGGCAGACCGGCGCACCAGTCAGCAAAAGCGGCGGCTTCGCTGCCGTGATAATAGCGGACATCTTGCGGACACCCATATTTTTCACTTCTGAATGTGTCGAGGATAAAAGCGGCGATCTTGGGGAACTCCTGCGGCGGGTTGTCCGTGTACCCTTCCGGCGTGAAATTATCCACGATATACGCCCGGATATTTTCGACGGCTTTCTTGCTATTTGTTCTTAACATTGTAAAAACCCCTTTCAAATATTGCGTTTTTGCGTTTCTGCCTTTATTATAACGAGTTATCGCGTTTTGTCAATAGGTTTTCAGAAAAAAATATCATGTTTTTGCGTTTTCTTTTGAGCGTCCGAAAACTCAAAAGAAAATGTATACATTATAAAGGACGAAAACGCCGCCCCGATCAGGCCGGAACCCCGGCAGCGCCCACGCCGCCCCGGTGGAACCCGCCGCCGATCAGCCGGGAAAAGGAAAAGCCGCCGACCTCGTAGGGAGATCGGCAGCTCTGTCAAAGTCGTTATAGTCGTGAGCGCAATTCTGAAAGTTGTTGCTCCAATTTTGAAATCTGTTTCAAAGTCGTTCGCCTTTTCCAGTCTTTCAGAAAGTCGATAGCGGTTTGTCCGGCATAGTCCCAACAATATCCACCAGCCGAATTAGCTCTACCTTCGCAACAATCGACAACACACGGTGTACTTACTCCCGCATATTTCGCAGCTTGTCCGATAGTCGCCCACAGCGCAACAAACTCGCCCGTCATAGTCGATTGATATACCGGCTTTGGTGCGGTACTGGACCTGTAATACCTCTCTCGCATGACGGTTGTTATATCCCTTAGTACACCATTCAAGGTTGTCGATAGAGTTGTTGAGCTTATTCCCGTCCTTGTGGTTGACACAATCATAGTCGTAGGGGTTTGGGATAAAAGTCATAGCTAAAAGTCGGTGGAGCTTGCAATCTTTCTTCTTGCCGTTTTTAGTGAGAGAAACTACCACATAACCGTGTGAGTTGATATTGCCCGAAAGTTGCGTACCAGTCTTGCAATTTCTCACTTTACCCGTTTCTGTAATTTTGTATAACCCCTCATAACCGAGAACATCATACCATTCTTCCATGTTTAATCCTCCGGGTCATAGTCGCTGGACGCACCCACCACATCTTCGAGGTACTTCTTCTCCAAGTCCTCGGCGGGAACCTGATTTCCGAGCTGCTGGTTGGGTGTTAACACGACCTCCTGCTTGTCCGCATAGCCGAAATGGTTCTTCATCAGGAAGATTGCCGTGACGGGATTGACCTTTCCGTTCTGTGCGTAATCTTCCATTTGTGCGTTCAAAAATTGATACGCTTTTTTTATAAAGTCACGGCTTGCGGGGGGTAAATAGGCACTATCAATACCATTAGCCCATGCCCACAATGTTTTCCTGTGTACTCCGAAAGCTAATGCCATTCCTGCTACACTTGGCTTCATATCGTCCTCGGCACAGATTTCAAAATACTGACCAATGCGTTCCTTAACCTGTGCAGGCTCCTTCATGTCGGGTGTCTCCCAATCCCACATTCTCAGCGAATGGGTAATATATTTCCGATTTTCACCCGGCTCCATGTGAACGCTCAGAGCGTCAGTTCTGTCAGGCCGCTTATTGCCGCCAGTACCCTTCGGTCTACCACGACCACGCTTTTCTACAATTTCATCTGCCATAGTCGTTTTCTCCTTTCAAAGTCGCCAAGGTGATAAAGGTGAGTAATCGGGTGCATTTCCCTATAACTATTTCTATATACGCGCGTATAAGAGAGAGTTATAGGCATTTATGCCTGATTACTCACCTAACTCACCTAAAATACGAAAAACAATTTTTCAAAACACGCCAATTTGAAAAAAGTCTTTGCAAAAACACTCACCTTTATCACCTTTGTCACCTAACTACCAGTCGGCGTTGATGACCACTTTGTTTCCGTGGGCGAGTGCTTCCGCCACAACACTCTCCACACCGTCCCAGTTGTAGACCTCTTTCTTCACGGCATAATCGACAAGCTGCTTTGCCTGCTCTTTGTCAAGAACCATGTCCTTGCCGTACCAATCATTCTTCTCGGTACGCTTCTCATAAGGAACATAGTAGCCGAGCCTTTCCAGAAAGTCGTACCAGAGCCGACCACCGCTGTCGGTGCTGGCAACATCTACCGTATTGACGACCTCACCACAATGAGGGCAGCGGACATCTTTGCGTTCCATGATCGTAATATCAAGACTCACTTTCCAACACCTCCTGAGCCATCTTCACCAGCTCGACCAAATCATAGAACCGCCGAGGGTCTAACTCGGTCTGCTGCTTCACCTTGTTCAAGTGATAGAGAACCGTGTTTCTGTGTGTGAAAATAGCACGAGCAACATCGGTAACATAGAATTACATGACCGGTTCATTAAGACGCTCCTTTCAGTCTGAGGTTCTTGTAGACGGGGTAGCCCTGATACACGACCTTGCCGCCGTGCCACTCAGGGTGCGTTTCCATGTCGGCGTTGAACCGTTTGGCGGAACAGGCAAAGTACCCGTTGGACTTGCACCAAATCTTGTAAGCGTCAAACAGGGACTTCGAGCGGGTGTTGACCCCTTCTGCCTGCTCACAGCGTTCTTCGAGGAACTGCAAGCACAGATCGTTGTCACGCTCGTACTGGTTGACCACCTTCCGCATGGCGGGGGACATTTTCAGGCCGAACCGCTTATACTTGAAGTACCCAGCGACCAGCCAAGCGAAAATACCCTGCATAGCTTCCTGTGTCTGGAACTCGTTTTTCAGGTTCTTGTCCTGTTCCGCTTCGGTGAAATGGCGGTTGAACTCAATGACCCGCACACGGTCGGAAGCGAACAGGGACTTATCGCTGACGGTGGGGAGATCGTTACAGGAGAGCCAAAGGGTGAACTGCGGCAGGAAGGTCGTGGCAGTTTCATAGAGGTTCCGAGCCTTGATTTCCTCGCCGCCTGTGAGCTGCTTGATCGTTTCTTCGTCCAGCTTGCCATACTGGTTGCTCTCCGCCATCGTGACGAACCGCTTGCCTTTCAGGGAAGCCAGCATGGGGTTCGCTGCTTCGGCGTTCTTCGAGCGCTCTGCCTTGCAGATGATCGACACGGGGGATACAGAAGCATAATCACCGAGAAGGTGGTGAATTGCCGAGAGCATGGTGGACTTGCCGTTGCGAGTGGTCTTGCCATGGAGAATGAACATACATTCCTCGTTCGCCATACCCAGCATAGAGCACCCCAGCGCCTTTTGCAGATAGTCAGCCTTGTCTTCGTCATTACAAGTAACCTCTGCAACGAACTTCTCCCAGCGGCGACACCGTGCGTCCTGCAAGGTATAGTTGAAGTTGGTCTGCATAGTCAGGAAGTCTTTCCAGTCATGTTCCCGGAACTCCATTTTTTCGAGGTCGAAAGTGCCGTTCTTGCAGTTGATAAGGTAGGGGTTTGCGTCAAACTCTGCCGAAGCGATAGGAAGCACACTGGCAGCGTCCTTCATCAGCCGGTCACGGAAGCGCCGGTCGCCCATCTTTACGATGAACTTCATGTACTCAGAACGCCGTTCTTCGTTGGCAATCTCACCGCAGTAGAGAGCCATCAGGCGGCAGAACTCCTTGATCTTCTCCGCTACCAGCAGAGAACCCGTGTCCTTGCGCCATGCACCTTCGGAGTAGGTGAACCAGCTTTTCGCTTCGGGGCAGTAGCGGGTATCATTCTTATAGCACTCGGAGAACAGCTCTGCCATGCCGGACTCGTCCCACGAATACCCCGTACCGCTGATCGGGTGGCTATGCTCCGGCTGTGCTTCTTTAATCTGAAACATCACTCTGGACTGAGCTTCGTCCATGATGTAGCGACCATTGGAGAGCTGGAAAAGAGCCTGTTCTTCGGGGGCAGTCATGATTTCATCAGCCATTTTTAACACCTCTTTTCATCTTTGGCGGCTTCGGTAAAGGTGTCCAAGCTAAGACCTTTGCTTTCTGCCCTTGTGCCACCTCACCACCCCAATTTCCATTGAACTGGTATCCGATACCGAAGGTCTGATACATTCGGTTATACTCTCCGTAACGGAAATACTCGTACCAGCAAAGTACATTTTCGCCATTCGGAGGTAATGCTTCATTTGCCAAAGTCCAAGTTATAGGAATGGTTTTCACGATAGGTATTTTTTTTATAGCATGAAATGCCGTAGGAATATCTCGGACAGCATTTAAGGCGTTAGTTAGATTGATATATTGACCCATATATTCTCACTTCCTTTTCTTCATCGCTCTCGCCAGCACCACGGCGGCGCAGTCCTGAGAGTCTTCGTCCCACCATGCACAGCGCTGTTTCTGGCAGGGGCAGAGGGGAATATCTTCGGGGCAACTCATTGATAACGGACAGATTTTCTTCTCACTCTCCACTGTCTACACCCCCCCATAGAAGAAAGCGTTCTTCAAAGCGGTGTCCACATGACGCATAATCTCAGGGGGCAGAGTACAGATGTACTCCCAGTCATCGGACACATCTACGACACGCACCTGTTCACACTCAACCATGCTCGGCTGTAAAGAACCCCAAGTGACAGCCACATGGGTCGGCAATTCCAGCCGCTTGATTTTAGTGGTCAGAGGAACGACAATGCTGGTGGAAGAAAACTGATTGCCGACATTGTTTTGCACAACCACCCACGGACGCTTACCGGCCTGAATATGACTGTTGGCAAGCATGGGAACATCAATGACAACATCGCCACGCTGATAAGGTTTCATAATTACCTCCTGTATCTGGTTACGCTGTTAACAATCAACTCGACCTCGGACTGAGGGAGCGGCGGCTTGCAAGCCTGTTGATTGGCGTACAACAGCTCTTTGTAAATCTCTGCTTTGGTGTATCCTTGGTTATGGAGCTGACCCGCCAGAGAAGTCAGGCTGAGGTTCCGGCTTCCCGGTGTGATAGGCGGGTATTCAGGCTTCAAACGCAGCTTACCGTTTTCAGGGCGGCGATAGATGGGAGAATAGATACGCTGAGGGGCGACCGTACCTGAGCTACTTTCCTTCGGCGTGTCGGGAAAATACTTCTCGATTACATAGTCAATCGCTGACTGGTTTTCAACGATCTCGGAGAAGATCAAAACCTCGCCGGTCATGATGAAGTACCGATTGCTCTTGTAAATCTCCACGGCGGCACGGTTGTTCTTGCCCTTGAAGGGCAGCTCACCACGAACGAGAATATGAACCCCTCTCCCGCTTCTGGACTTTTCCGTGTAAGACTGACAATGACCGATAATGTCAGCCGCCAGCGGGTTTAGAAGCCCATCAGTAAAGCCATCGTCAATGTCGATACCTACGACCCCTGTATCGTGAAACACATAGCCAAGACCGTCATAGTAGCCGTGCTGGACATTGTGTTCAGCGTCAATGTAATTCGACCATGTATCAGGATTAGAGGAAGAAGCCGCCTTTCTCACGGTGGCCTGCATGGGAACCTTTGACCCGTCCCACACATTGACCCATGCCTTTTCCCCTCGAAGTTCGGCGGGTATATTCAAATAGCTCATAGGCTTACCTCAGCTTTCATACGGACTCGGTAAAGACCAATCCCATCTATCACCGCCACGGTAGGCGTTGCGGAAGTGATTTCTCTTGCCATCGCCAGAGAACCACAAGTAATCCGCAGGGAGGACACGACCGACCTCAACCTGACCTTCTCTCTCTGCGTACCAGCGGGTCAGTACATCTATACAGAGAGTAATCAAACCATCATCGACCGGGTTTTCTTCGTTGTACCCTACAAATTGTTTGGGTGTAGTCACGACCGTTATAATGTCGCCGTAGCCGTGATCGACACGGTTGAGCGCACACCACACACAAGCAGCTTTCTCAGCGTCAGAGCTGACCCCTCTGGCTTCTCCCCATAGCATTTTCGCCAGTACAATCACTTCCTCGTCTGTCCACGGCTGAGGTGTCACCTCCGGTTCTGGCTCAGGGGTGACTACCTCTACCACCTCGACAACGAGAGAAGGTTCTTCAACCTCAACCGTGGGTAATTTCAGACAAAGGACTGCGACAATGGTGACGAACCACAGGAAGATTGAAAATCTCAGCCCCCGCAAGGGGTCTTAGACTTGCTGGACTTGGGCTTTGTCGAGGTTCCAGCGAAATAGAACTTGTCATCTACGCAGATGGGGAAATCGGGAAAGAGCTTGCTGGCGGTCTGCGTTCCACGGGAACAAATCTGCTCTGCCGCCGTCAGCGACATTTCATCTTTCACGAAGTCCTTTCCAGCAGCCATGATATACGGCACTTTGCCGTCAATGCTTTTCAGCTTCATTAGGTTCTCTCCTTTCATGGTTCCATGCTTCAACATCAACGCCGATACGTTTCAACATCTCCTTGCAGAGCCATGTGTAATCGTCCGGCATTTGATAATACTGGATAAGGCGGTCATGCTCGGCGGAGAAAGCGTCATAGAACTTCCGCAGGCGCTTCTTGCCGAAACCAAGGTGAACATGGAGGGTGTAAAGCACCATAGCGTCAATGTCATCGGCGTAGTGCCTGTCGGCTTCCACGATCTGACGATTGATTTCCATGTCCATCGCTTTCTTCTCGGCGGCACTCAGAACCGCACCAAATATCTTGCCGCCAGCTTTCTTAATTCTCATACCTCAATGTCCTCGAAGAAGACGGGATAGGTCTGTTTCAGCAGGGTCAGGAGCATATTGGCAACGACCCGCATATCAGGGTGAGCCGCTACGGGACAGCGCATACGGCAGAAATGCCGCAATTCTCTGAGATCAGCGGTCATGACCACCTCGGTTTTCAAACTGTTCGGAAGGACAGATCGAGCTTCCTGCGGGGTGCAACCCTCGTTCAGCAGATCGAAATAGGCAACCTCGGCGTTTTCGCACGACCGCTTCCAGATGTGGTAGGTCGAGTCGGTCTTGGCGAAGGTCGAGGGACGAATGACGGTGATCTCGCCACCGAAGCCCTCTTTGCCGTAATTGCAGTATCGAGTAGACTCCTGACAGAACGCAGCCAGACGGTGACGGACAATCTCATGGCTCACGCCCCGGTCGCAGACGAAGCGAACAGTAAGAGAGCCATGCTCAATGACAGCTTCGTGACCCCGCTTGATAATGCCCCGGACGAACTTCTCTGCGCTTCCATCCGTGATTTTGTCCTCGGACTTGTAACAAGTACGCCCAGCAGCTTCGATGGTGGTCAGAAGGGTCTTATAATCGGGGGCATTGATAAGCTCCACAGAAGGTTCAATGATTTTCACTTTCAGACTCCCTTTCATACCAAGGTTTGAAGTTGATAATCTGTTCGTAGAGATTGTTTGCTCTGCCATCGAAACAGATTGTACGGTCATCGACATGAACGATGGAGGGAACTTTTCTTGCTTGAATTTGCACCATAGGAAATCCGTAGTGTTTCAACCATTCAGCAATCGCCGTCTGCCCCTCAAAGGACTCCGCACGAGAAGAACAGATGACCACACATAAACCACCGCTTATGAGTTGTTCAATGACCTCTTTAATCCCTTCTACGGGAGGGTCGGGGATAACAGCGGCACCCTTCCACCCGCTTCGGTAGGAATGAATTACACCATCGAAATCGAAAGAAACTGTTGGAATATACATACTTCACACCCCCGCAACATGGCTTGCCAGCATATCGGCTTGGTGTGTCCACAACACATTCGGGTACTGGCTGACTGCTCTGGTGTAGTCATTCCACTCAGACTTGTCGGTGAAAGCGCCCATGTGGTAGCGGATACACATGATTTCTTCATTAGTCGGCGTGTAGAACTGAGAGAGAAGCATGACGGACTTATCGCCGTGACCTTTCAGAAGGGTGTCGGGGTTGTACTCCCATTTGAACGAGTCCATGACATTTACACCGTCTGCAATCAAGCCGCTCGCAGGGTGACGGTACTGGTCGATCTTGCACAGGTCATGGAACATACCCACGATGAAGGGAGAACGAGCCTTGTGCCAGATCAGGTGATTGTCCTGAGTCAGCGTCAGGAGGTACTTCGTGACCATGTAGGAGTGTTCCAGAAGACCGCCCTCGTAATTGCCGTGGTACTTGGTGGAAGCAGGGGCGGTAAAGAAGCCGTAAGCCGTCAGGTACTTCATCATGTCATCGGAAACAACAGAGGTTCCGTCAGGCAGCTTCATGAAGTTCAGAAAATCGGTCACTTCGGACTTGGAGAAGCAGTCAGACATTTTCGTACTCCTTTCTGTGAATACTTTTTTCGCTGTCGAACCCGTCAGGATAACGAGCCAGCAGCTTATCGACATTGTGCTGTGCCACATATTCAAGGGTCACACCCAAGCCGGTCGCCAACTGTGCGACATACCAGAGAACATCGCCCAGCTCGTCAACCATCTTCATCGGGTCGAAAGCATGACCCTGAAACTCGGTCTTTTTCAGAATGTCAATGCACTCTCCGGCTTCGCCGTTCAAACCGTAACAGCCGTTGCGAACCTTATCCCATGAAGTCAGGTCGCCGGAAGTACGCTCGGCGGCTTTCTGATAATCATTCAGTGTCATCGTCAGCGACCTCCATTTCCACCACCGTCATAATGGCGTAGTTAGCGAGGTCAATCAGGGTGTCTCGGATAGACTCGTCATTGACCTTCTGTTCACCGCCACGGGAGAGAGTTTTGAAGCGGCTGAACTTATCTCCTAACCGGATACGAGCCATCGCCATTCCTTCTTCAACGAAGGTCTGGTGGAAGCTGTCACCGTAGTCATGGTTCTTGCGCTCATAGAGATTGTTGATCTCTTTGCAGATTTCAGCATGACGCTGAACCTTGGAGAGCGAACAAATATAGGCTTCTGCCATTGTAGCTTATCCTCACTTTCAACATAGTTTTCAACATACCATTGGCGAGGGAGAGCCTTTCAAATTAGCCCTCCCTCGCACTCGGCATCAGCCAAGGAGAGC